TACGAGCCGAAGTTGTCGTAGATAATATATTATATACAATGGAAATCAAACACTTAGGTTATATCTTGGGAAATCAGGTAACAAACGAGTAACAAAAAGCATAAAACAGCCCCTTTGCTACACAAATCTCGCACAACAAATATACTCAATTTTTATTATATACATATTGTGCAGCTTGTTGCTCTACCTCCTCATCCGTAGACACTCTAATTTGAAGCATCCAGTTTTCTAATTCTTTTTTGTTAAAGTAGGTTGATTTGCCTTTTTTATAATGAGGAACTTGTTTTTTACTGACGAGACAATATAAGCGAGATTTTGACAACCCGGTAAGTAAAGCTGCATCATCCATATTTAAGGCGCTTTTAGCTCCCAACAATAGATACTGCTTTATACTCTTTAATTCTTCATAAATATCTTGTTCCATATCCACCTAATTATTTAAAATGGCAACTCCTGTTGCCGTCCGTCAATATGATCTCTTTCCTTTGTTTTAAACCTCCGCCACGAAATAGGCGGATTCGGTTCCCTATATTTACCCCGCGTGGCTCGGCGCCTGTCACGCTGCGCCCGCAAAAACTGGAGCTTTCTCTTCGCTTGATTGATCCGATGATTGCATATGCCATGTATAATTATCATCAGTTCTTCCCGGCTCAGTTCATTTGTCCATACCGTATAGTCGGCGATAGTTGGCCGCCCTTCCGCCCTTCTCCCCATTTGCTTTTATCGAAATAAGTTGCTACCTTTGGAGTGATATGTCAAAGGTGGGGCTTGAGAGCGCCACAAACACAAAGGGCTCCGGATCAGGGAGCCCTTTACATTGCCGGTTTGATTCCGGTAAAGGCGATCATAACTATTATTGCCAGTATTACGACCAGCCAAACTATTATGGTTGTAGGCCTTTCATTATATTGTTTTTTCATAATTTCTTCTCCGTTTTCTCCAGCTCTTCAAGGAGGGCGTCGGCGTATGATACGGCATATGATTTCTACTGGTTTTTTACTCCTCGTACACACCGCCGCGCCTGCTTTGGCGGCTGCTAAATCGAAATTCTTCATGCTATTCAGTTTTATTAAATTTCCCACCAAAATAAACCTCCCCACAAAAGGGTAAACACCAACGTTACATTTATCCATGAAATTGATAAAAGTAAGCCGTCAACGTCGTAATCGCGCCACGGCCGATCGTAGATATTTTTCGCCCAAAACAATAGAAGGATATACACCACTACTGCCACGGTATTATACCAAGTCATTGTTATCATGGTTATTTCAGTTTTTCGAGATTTTGCGAGAATCTCGCTATTTTTTCAAAACGGAGCGTCGCAATTTTTGCACGCCCCTCTGTATCTGAATACTTCATAGAGGCGTCCAAATAGCCACACCTCCAAATATCCATGGCCTGTGGTGTGCCTGTGACACCAGCATTTCCCCATGCGTATCTTAAATATATTCATACTCATTGCTATTTTACTAATTCGAAAAGTGTTTTATCCTTCGCTATCGTCCCGATTTTCACCCGTTCCGCCTCTTCTTTAGTGTCGAACTTTAATACCATTCCTTCGCGTATTGGGCATCCATTATCCCGCCAAAGTACATAAACCATAAGACACCACTTGCCATCCCAAAACATGGGCGTCCCGTATATCTCAGCCACGTAAGCATATATTTTACGGGTGACTATTTGACAGATCAAATCGCTCATTTCACCAACTCAAATTCGTAAGCCACCACCCACGGGTTCCGATCCCACGTTCCACGGCCGGACACCTTGTCGATTAGTGCGGCGAAGGCTCGCCTGGGTGATTTATAATCACAGATCAAAAATTGTTTTGTGTCTATAAAATAGTATGGGTATTCTAATGCTTGCGAACCTACACGCACTCCTTCCTTTACGCAATCCTCGTCCGAAATATCCTGCAAGCGCTCGCAACGGATTCCCGTGATGCGGATATGCTCAATCATCATATCGGCTCTCACGTACATTTTATTTCCATATCCCGGAGTGTATTTCTCGCCAGCATACTTGGCGCGCCTGCTGTCGTCTTGCTTCATACCCTTAAATATGTCACGGTAACTTTGCGCCACGGCCACGACCTCGCCGACTTTGTAGCGGCATTTGTCTTTGAAAAAGTCGCATTCACGGTAGTATTCCCGCGAAACACTTGTGCCACCACGCGCAATGCCACCTATTACCGAATTACAAAAGTCATCGTAATCCGTCCATTCTTCCCACAAACTCTCGCTAACAGGCCGCCTTGTCATGGTCTTTCGCCCCTCGATGACCGCATCCGTCAAGCCGTAGCGATCGTTAAACAAGATCTTTTTCATAGCTTACATTGATATTAATTGTACCACTTCGGTTTTGGGAATCTTGTGGTGAAGGTTATTTCATTCACTTCCTCGCATTCGATCATATAAGCCTCCGGCCATAGATCCTTCACTTGCTCGACATTTTCGGCATAGGCGACAATAACGAAAGAGTCGACGCTTTCGCCCGTACACCAATACGGATGCTTGATTGGCCATTTAACCGGCCGATAATCGTTACCGCAATCTTTGAATTTGATATAGAATCTTGCTCGTATCATTTCTCCCTCTTTTTGAAATGTTCAATAATCTCCTCAACCGTGGCCTTACGGCATATGTAGTACCATCTCAAATAGTACCATTCTGTTATGTTTGTAATTGTGCATTTGAGAAAAAACGCGTCTTCATTTTTTCTTACTTTCTTTAAGTTTCACAGCGAGCTGGGTGCATTCTTGGATAAATTCCTCGAAATCATTGAGCGACAGCCATACATCATCCTCGCCCATCCCCAGCCTAATATTCCCACTACCAGTAATTTCTACTGACATCTGGCCATTATCAAAACTATCTTTGAATGTCACTTTTGTTTTCATTTTCTCTTCTGTTTTAGCGCCGCAACGCGGAGATTCATGTATATCCTCACAGCCTCTTCTTTAAGATCATCGGGGGACATTGCAAAATGCCATAGATGCGCATATTCATCCGAACTATACCCATAGCTCATGCCAACAACCGTCCCATCCATATCCTTACGAACTGAATAGATATTTATCTGACAACGCCCCTCCCGCCTCAGTCGGCGCAGTAGTTTGGTTTTCATTTTTCTGGATACATTTCATCCACTACTGGATGGATTATTTCAGCATTAAAATCATTTTCCTCCATTAGTTTTAGGCAAGTATCTCGGTCAAATCCAGCATCTCTAATCAATGCCTTCACTGCTTGTCTATCCGCCTGTAAATCAAAGGAGGCAGCATTTTGCACGGCTATCCAATAGCCACGATCATAATCGGTTATTTTTTTCATGTCTCATAGGGATTTGTGGGTAAATCGTGAACGCTGACGGCCAGTCCGGCGTCGATCAGACCGCGGTAGTCGAAGTGGAGGCGGTGTAACAGGTCATATATTTCATGCTGGTTGCATATAACGTAGCCCGTAGATGAGTCCCCATACGATAAGCTATGGATAAATGACTTTTCTTCTTCCAACCAGCGGAAATAGTCCATCGCTTCAGGAGAAAACGCACAACACCCGTCTGAATTCAGTATCCATTGATACCGCGCCGGGGATCCCAATAAATTCGCCAACTCAAGAATAGGCACGAACGGTTTCCCGTCGTTGTAACCTCGCTCGGTGATCTCCACGCACAGATCGGACATAGGCCGAAGGATTGGCTTAAAATTCGCCACTATGGCCCCTTGTAGGTTCCATATATTTGCGGTGCATATTTTCCCGTCAAACTGAGATTCAATTTGTAACTTATACGGAAGGTACCCTACAATGTCGGTCAGTGTGAGTTCTCGTTTCATTGGTTATTTATGTCAATTATAATCATTTTAGGTCGTTCTTTTTTGACAATTCCAAGCTCCTCAATATCGGAAGCAATATCACCCCAGCCATCAATGAACGCACGTATTTTTATGTCGAAATTTTCGCAGTCGCTCTCGACCGCCCAGTCGTAAAGTTCCTTAGGTGTCATAATTTATTCGTGCTCGAATTCCTCAACCTTCACACTCCCCACATTGGGGTCATTCCGTAGCCGTTCGACAAGGCATCCTTTCGCATACATTACCGCATTAAATTTGTTGAATCCTATTCCTATGGAATTGTCCTTGTCGAACTCCTCTTTGGTGACGTTAATGGTTATCTGCGCCACTACTTTGATTCTGTATCCTTTCATAGTTCATCTTGGTATTTAATTTCCACACTGTCGATCTGCTCCCGCGTGATAGCGATTCGGTGCTCATTCTGAAAGGCCAATGTCCTCTTATGTATCATGTTATATTCGGCCAAGGACAGCATATCGTGATAGTATAGATAACTTTGGCAAAACAAGAGGGTCGCCAATTCCTCGCGCCTTTCGGCCGCTGTTTTCTCTGTTTTCATAACTCTGTCTTATTCGTGAATCTCCCGCCAGCCGAGGATATTTTTAACGTTGATAAGGCGGCTCGTACCCTCAATAGTCCACAAATAGCCACCGGCATCACCGGCAGAAAGCCATGCTGTCGATATGCGGATCAGCCCGGAACCATACCATTTTACCTCCACAACCTTGTAATACTCCGGCAACTCCTCTTTCGGGTCGTGCCAGCGCATCAGTTCCTCGTGCTCGGATTTTCCGAACTGGATAAGCCATTCAAGGGCGGAGTAGGTAGAAATAGAGCATCCCACACACCCCCGGTCACAATTCTTTCGGTCTTCGCAATCCACGCAGATGTTATTTTCGCAAAATTCTTTTGCTCTTTCCTCAATTGTTTTCATGGTTGGTTATCTTTGTGCTTAAATTTTAAAACAGTTTATGGATTAAAATACAACCACCATTGACGGGAACGGAGCACTATTTTTTTGGCCCCCGAATTTTAGCCTCCCCTTTATAAATCTAATTTCCCGTGCTTTGTGGTAAATAAATTCGTGAAAATATCGAGTATCTGTACGCGCCGGAATCAACATTACAACTATTGTGTTAATTTTTTGTGCCTCCATGCAGCATTTACGAACCCATGCGTATATATCCCGACCGTATGGCGGATTGCAAAAAACAGTATTCCCGCCCCAATCTTGTCGGAGCCCGTCCTGCTCTTTGGTGTAGAATTTAACACACTTAGCATTATGCGGGGTGGCGCAAGGATCAAGTGTAAAATTAAATTCACTATTGAGTTTATCATAGAAATCCTGTGGTGTAGCCCATAAATCGGTCTTAGATGAAAACATCGTTTCTGTATTCATAAATTAGTTTTTTTTGTGTTTAACTTTCCGATTAGGTATACAGGAGATCCAGCCCCAGAACGGTATGCGCCGTTTCAAGTAGTTCGGATCATCCTCGTGGTTGTATGCCTCTGTCTCGAAGCAGGTGTAGTAGTACGCGCCCGGATAAGGCGGGATAATCACTTCGATCAGCCACGAAATGCCGTAGCAAATCCATCCGGCGAAGAGAATGCCGACCACCGTAAGCGCCCAGCCCCACCAAGCGAAAGAGCAGCTTATGGCGAGTGGCAGGAGGATTGCAGCGAACAGCACGGCCAGTTCGATCTGCTGGGCGCAGTGGATTCCTTCATGGCGGCGCGTAGTCTCGTCCAAATGTCGGTCTTTCGGCTTGCGGGTGAATGCGAATGCAAGCCATGTTACCCAACTGAATCCCTTGAACGGGATCAATTTGTTGTGAACCTCGATAGGCAGTTTCATAGGGTTAATTCATATCCGTTAGTTACCACTCCATCAACTGCTTCGACAAGATTATTCAAGAGCGACGCCCCGAAGCAACTCCATAGGATGCCATATACGCCCTTATATTTGATCTCTGAATATTCTTTGCGGTTGTATTGGATGTTAAGGTAGAACGGAACACCCTCATCATCCTCCATGACTTTCGGCAACACCGCCAGCAGGTCGGCGACAGTAAAGGCGGGGATAAAAGATTCGGGAAATTCTTGATAGGCCAGAATCTTATCCAGCTTACACTCCTGCCAAATTTTGAGCTCATAGTTTTCTTCGTCCACTGTACCACAAACCCATCCCCATTCCCATACCATGCTCGCCTTATCTGCGGGCACTCCCAACTCGATCAGCCGCTTCGACTGCTCGATGCTCGTTACTTGGTCTGTCATAATTTTTGCTGTTTTATAATAAACTCCATGGGATTAGGCATGCAATCTGTATCATAAGATCGGCATTCTGTTATTGATTTACCTTGGTAGTTACAGCGTTGAGCCTTTGCACGACGAGAAGCAATACTTTGTTTTACGGCTACGCTGTCGTATCCTAAGTTCCATCCCCTACGACGTAACTCTAAATTTTCTATGCTCACATTTCGCAGATTGCCGTCGAGATGATGCACAACATAACCATCGGGTATTGCCCCGAAAGTAATCTCCCAGATATGGCGAGCCACATTACGTAGCTTTCCGTCTATTCTTTTAATCAGAACACCTTTAGCCAAATATCCTTGGGTATTTTTACGTCGATGCACACGCGCTGCTGTGCATTTAGACAAAGCCGCCATGCTCATCCAGTCCCGCTGGCGACGTCCTTTATTATGAGGCACATGACCTGATTTATATTTACCTTTATTGGGCATAGCAGCTATTTTATGAAGATGCAATTTAGACTTGTTCAATCCCAAACGAGATGCTTTGTTAGCAATGGAATTCACAGAACGACCGAGCAGAATAGATATATTGGAATTCTGCATGTCAGAATAAAGTTCCTTAAGCATCGCCTCCTCTTGTGGAGAGTATTTTATATTCGTTTTTTTCATCTTTCAATCGAATTATTTGTGAAAAACAAAGGGGATTATTTAATATGTTTGCTACTAAGTATATGGACGAGCACTCTTCTGTTAAAGTATCTTCATGAAATACAACACCTTGAATACCACGAACGCTGAGATTGAATAATAAAAAAGGAATGCTGCGACTTGATTTTTCAGAACAAATGTAAATGTGATCAATAGGACTGTAATTAAATAGCGAATAATTGTTACGCGATCTCCACCAATGACGTATCAACAGAGACCCGGTGCCGGCAGAGGGCTCATAGGTGATTTTGGCTGAATCTGACGAAGATATACGCAACAGGACATCCGAAATAGATTTTGGCGTAAAGTCCTGTTTCAAATCCTTGCGTTGTGCGTACAAGCTCTGATAAAAATCATAAAACCAATCATAGCTTAAATCATTCGCATACATATCACATATAGCCCGGTAAATAGGATCCCGGTCGGAATCGCCGTAAAAAAGAACTTCATTTAGGCGATATGGAATAGAATCTACGGTTTCGGCTCCCAATATGTCACATAGCTGTTTCATCAATTCAAATACTTTTTATGGCTTGATTTCACATTTTCAACATCCGTAATAGCATACAACGTCGTTGTTTCAATGTTCGAATGACCTAATAATTTTTGTACTTGATCTATCGGCATTCCGCGACTCAAAGCCATGGATGCGGTAGTCCGCCTGAAACGATGCGGATGTACGTCTGAGACACCGGCCCGCTTCCCTATATCATGCAGAACCTGCCGAACATAAGATGTGGATATATGATTCGATGACCGAGATGCAGGAAAAAGGTAACAATCTACGTGACCATGTGACATATGTGCCAGAACGGCCCGTTTCGCTTTGGCATTTAAATACACATAGCGTTCTTTACCGCCCTTCCCCAAAACCTTCATTTGCATATTCTGAAAATCTATATCCCTAATGCGTATTTGAACCAACTCCGAACAGCGAATCCCTGTTGAATAAAGAAGTTCTACCAGAGCATGTTCAAAATTATTTCTGACAGAGCCCCGGATAGCTTCCATATCGTCATCCGTAAAGGGTTCCTTTACTCGTTTATCAACTCGAATAGATTTTATTTTAAGCATCGGATTGACCTGAACATATCCCTCTGATGATGCCCATGAAAAAAAAGACGATAATACACGTCGTTCATTATTCAGTGTCACTTTACTGACTTTGCCCAAAACACTACGCATGGCCAAATACCACCGCACAACATCCGAACTGATGCATTTAAGTGATTGATTCGGAAACTGGGTGGTCGTCGAGGCGAAAAACTGCTTTAAAATTTGATGGTAATACGCTATTGAACGAGGACTGAATCCTTCGACCGACTTGGCAACTAAAAAATTCTGAACGACAAATTGTGCTTCGGAAATACATTCCGGTTGATACGAAACTATAGAGGTTGAATGTTTTTCAATACGATAATCTGAGCAAACAAGTAAGAGGGATTCAACAATACGGCATACTTGATCCGTGGTAAAAAATCCCAAAAGCTCATGTTTTATCCGAGAAATATACTCTTCTTGACAACTCATTATTTGATTGTTATCCATCTTTTATTCGTTAAAGGTTAACTGAGGGGACTGAGGCTTTCAAGCGCCACAAATACACCCCATTCACACGCTCAAGAGTGAAATTATCTTTAAGAGAGCCGCCCAAACGACGGAATCGAATGTAGGCCATTGCTTCATCCCGTGTGTAATACTTTTCCCCGGATTGCACACTTGGCGGCCCGCCATCCTTAAGCGCCTTGTCGAGTTTTGCGTAACTGACAAAAGCCGTATAGGCATTCGTGTGTTTGAGGTATGCCTGCTTGCTTTGCATGGTAGCTATCAATCGGCGAATATCTTTCACGTTGTAGTCCTGCAACAGCCACACGGCCTGTGCTGCAGTTATGGGCTCGGGCATCGAAGCAATACATGGCGCGTTCGTGGCGATCCATTCTATGAGTTCCACGGCCTCCGTCTCTTTTCCCCCTACAACCCCCTTTTTAGTATCTACCAGTGTGTGTGTATATTCTTCTATTCTTTCTTTCTTATATTCTTTAGTTGTGGTTATTTGTTGGTTATCTGTTGGTTGTTTGCTGGTTGTTTGTTGGTTATCTGTTGGTTGACAACCATTATCAAAACCATCCTGTGCTTGTTGGTATAAGTCATAATTACAGACAGTTATGATAGTATATTTGCGTGTTCCCGACTTGGTTATAAACCCGCAATTATCCAGCTTGTCTATTGCGGTGCGTATTTGCATCTCCGAAAGTCCTGTCTCTTCGGACAGCTGTCCTCTGCTGGTTACCAATTGTCCGCGGTCAATGATTAAACCCTTCCACTTCTTGGCCCGGTAATTTGCCTTCAAAATGAAATGCAATGCCAGCCGTACGCAGTTCGTATCCGGATACCACTCCCAATCGAGGAAGCTGCGGTACATCTTAATCCAACTGTTATTTGAAGTGTTACACATTGCGAATTAATCGTTTGTAATAATTGATCTTATCGGACATCTCCGACCTCGACATTTTGAATACGCTGTGCTTACTGCGTTCAAGTTCTTCAACGACTGCAAGTCCGTATTTTCGGATCAGTACTTGGCGGTAAACTCCAATGCGACCAGCAGAATGCCTGTTGCAAACCCTGCATTGGGCGTGACAATTCCTTTCGTCCCATCTCGTAGACCTGTGAGCTCGGTCTATATAGTGCCCGCAATCGCATGTTTCAGGCGCTATGGGCGCCCCGCAGGTGATGCAGAAACCTCGCCCACCCGGACAGTCTCGATGACGTATAAAAAGGCTGAAAACACGGTCGTATTCCCGTTCTAAATCTGTCATGCGTTATAGCCTATTTGGCGCATCTGCTCCTTCTCGAAACTCAGTTGCGTACGTAGTATGTCTACTTGATGGACACACGTGCGGTTGATCCTGTCGAGCATGTTAACGACCTTGTTCTCCTCGGCACAGGACGCCCGAAGTATTTCTTTTTGGATACTCGGCGCCAGAGGTATCAGGTCTTTCAGCCGGGAGGCTTTCAGCATCGCCAACTCCTGTTCGTATTTCGCCTTCGACAGGAGATAGCCGCTACGCGCCATACGCACACTCAGTTCTGACATGCGCTGTGAAATTGCCTGCGGCTCAGTAGGCGGTTCTGCTTCAATGAAGAGCTGCATTTCCTCGATCTCTTTAAGTTCAGATGTATCCATGGCTTAGAAGGGAAGATCGTCGGGGTCAGATTGCATTTGGGAGGTAGTAGAGGTGCATGAAGCCTGGGATTCCCTGCGCCCCAAAATCCTGACCGTATCGGCCATGATCTCCGTGATGTATCGTTTGATGCTATCTCGGTCGGTATAGTCGCGGGTTCGCAACCGACCTTCGACGTAAATCTGCGCCCCCTTCTTCACGTATTTATCCACGATATCCGCGGTATTGCGCCACGCCACCACATGATGCCACTCCGTTATCTCCTTTACGGTTTTTGTTTGCCTGTCGGTGTAACGGTCGGTCGTCGCCACACTCAGGCTGGCAACCTTGGCGCCCCCGTCCAATACACGAACTTCGGGATCAGAACCTACATTCCCGATGATGATGACCTTGTTTACCATATTTTCGTTGTTGTTTTTTGGCGAATATTTTTAACCTGCGGATGGCATCCCACTCGCGCGTGGATTGTTCAGGGAGCGGACGAAGCATATCAATCGCCCGAATCACCCTGCGCATATCGGAATTGGATACATTCATTGCAGTGGTTTTTTAAAAGTAGTCTTGATAATAGTCTTGCTCGACCTGGCGGGCGGGAACAACACTTCCCCCGTCTCCGGATCCGCCAAGCCCGATGCAGGCATACTGCGCAGCATCATCTCCCGCTCTTTGATGTCCACTTTTAAAGCTTCAAGCGTTTCATACATATCTCGCAGTTTGCTGTCGCCGCACATAGAATAGTCGTATTTTACGCCCGATTCGGCCTCCTCCAGCCGGCAGTCCCCGAACTGGTGCGATTTGCCATATTTAGACAGTTCGCGGAGTGTGATATCACGCACCTGCGTATCGTCCTTGAATTGCTTGATCGCATTCTCCATGCGGCTGATCTGGATATGCGCCTCGATAGGGCTGATGTCGCCATTTACGACGGCGCTGATGGCCCTGCCCGCGAGATCGGCAATGGATGCCGTATCTCCGAATAGTGTTATCTGCTGATTCATGCTTTATTTTCCCTCGTTAAATTGTAATATTCGGTAACTTTGACATTGACTTTCGGAAGCATTTCTTGATCGACGATATACTTGGACTCCAAGAACCCGGCTAATGAGAATCGCTTATTGGCTCCTTTGGCGTTTTCCTTAGCCTTGATTATCTCTTCGAACAAGTCCAAAGTCAGCAATTCGTCAGTAAGCGTAGGCTTGGAAGCCGGGCCGACATCCTCATGCCGAGGCAGCCGGTCTACGTCATCTTCATCAGTGGCTATATGAAAGTATTTGAGAATGAAATAACGCTCCCCGTAGGTCATTGCCGAGCCTACACCTTTGTCCCAATCATTCTGACCGTTGGCGCTCCATTCGCATACATCCTTCTCTCCGGATTCCACGTCAATCCAAGTGAAACGCATCTTTACACTCGATAGGATTTCGGATTTAGGTCGCTGATCCCGGCCTACGGTATAATCCTGACGGATATTTGTGATGTCGAGAACCTCCGTTTTGAGGATCACACCGAGTTCGTCCATCTTGGGTCGGACGATGCCAAGTACTTTCGAACCGCTGATGTACTTGTAATTATTTCCATCAGCATTCGGAAGCAACGCCCTGACGCTCCTCTGGATTTCCAGCAGCTTGCTATAGATTCCCATGGTTATAAGTTGTTTTGTTCTCCGTATTCTTTTAGCCGGTGCAATTGCCCGGCGTGCATGCCACCGTCGATATCCTTGACCTCGATGATTTCGATGGTATCGCGGTCTACTTTGAAATAGGTCTCGCAAATATCCATATAGCTGTCACCACCTTGTTCTTCGTGGACTTCGTAGTGATGGATCGCTTTGATGTCGTATATTTTGTAGGCCACCGTATAGACCCGCTTGTCTTCATCACCGCGCATATCCTTCTGAATGGCTTCGCGGATAGCCCGATAAATCAACTTTAGGTCTACCTCCATCAGTGTTCTGGCCCTCTGGGAGAATGGCGACCGCTGACCCGTTATATGTTCGCTCGGAATATCATAATACTCTTCGAACGTCAGCACCGGGGACGTGGTAGTCGTGTAATATTGCGTGTCCATGAGCTATCGTATTTCAACCCGGTAAATACGGGGCTTGTTCTCGTTCTTCAATGCTCGGTAGATGGCCTTGGATTGTATCCGGACAGCCTTTGACCGCAGGCGGTATTGGGCTCGCCAAATGCGCCCCTTTATCGTCGTCCACACGCATTTAACCGTGATTTCCGTAAACTCATTCATGGCTTTCGAATATTGAGGTTAGCAATTTTCCAATCTCCTTTGCGCGGTGCTGATTGGATAGCACCCAGCCGAATACCACGGCAATCGGCGCGATGAACGCCAACAAGGTGATAAGATGTGCCATAGCGGCCTGTTTTAACGGTTGGACTTGGAGGGGAACACCCGGCTTACGAGTATGGTGCCGACAACGACAGCATACGCGGGATAGAGCACGCGGAACTGAGCAAGGAAACAGCCTAAAGCATGCTCCTCGCACGTGGCGCGGATAACGTTGGTGTAATCGACCCTATCAGATGAAAATAGGGGTTTGTTGGCCTTCAGATGGCAACGGTAGAATGCGGTGCGGCTTTTCTTCGCGCGCGGTGTGGTCTGGGTGTTATTTACCCGGATACCACTAACTTTATCACGGTTTGGCATTGTGAGATAAAAAGTTAGTTAATAATATATAACAAAAGAGGCGAGCCCCTTTCGAAAGTCGCCAAACCGTGCAATCATACCGAGATACGATTGTCTCAAGGAGCCCGCTTTATTTTAAGCGGTTCTGATGTGTTTTTGTGCTTGTCGGTAGAACTCGCACGGTTTGGCTCTACAAATATAGGAATTCATTCCGAATCTGCAAAATTATTTTGAAATTAACCGGGCGCGTCCACCTTGTATCTCGTATTCACGACCACAATCGGCACAAAAGATAATCTCGTCATCCCAGTCTTGTTCCAACCATTCTAATTCATCAGAATCGTTAGCGTCGCAAGCGCTATTACGATCTATCAATACCTTTCCGCAAAGACACTTTAGTTTGATATTAGATGTATATTCAATATCTGTCGCATAAAATTCGCATTCAATACCCTTTGTTTCGGCCTTGCTACTTCCTTCACGCAGCCTCGGATTGTCGAGGGATATACCCTCTGTCAGCTTCCGTTGTGACAGACGCCCAAGCGCCCGATCAAACTCACAACATTAGGGCTAGAACCCCGTTGAGCTACCCGGATTCGAACCGGGAGTACCGCCTCCAAAGGGCGGTGTGTTAACCATTACACCATAGCTCAATAAATGCCGCCGACATCTCCACTCACCCACGCCACCGCGTAGGGCTTTAATGCCGACGGCACACCATCCGCGTGCTTCACAGCAGGCCAATGGCAAATACCAAACTTAAAATGCGATTTGCGGATTATTGGCAGGAATCCGCTACCTGTGGCATATAGTACTCGTTAAACTGTGTCGGCCGTCCGTCTTCCGTAACGGCCCTCTGTTTGTTCGAGCAAATGGAATATCCCATTTTCCGGAGCCGACTGATGATCCGGCGCAGCTCCGTTGTGTGGTACAGCCTCTCAGCCTTGCGAACAGTCAGCCTGCCGCCGGCCTTGAGATAGGCCAGAATTTTATTTTGAGGATCGTGTTTCATGGCCTTTGATGTATTTGCCGCTTTTCCCACGGGTACGGTCGAATTTCCTGAGCCTGCCTTCCAGTTCGTCGATGCGCTTGTACAGGGTATCACGTGCTTGAGTGAGCGCCAATACCTCGTGTTCCCGCTCGATAAGGCGTCCATCCGCTTCATTGCGCTCGCAAAGGCATGTAGCAAGCCGCACCTCCAGGTCTTCGATCCGTTTCCACATTTTCCACCTGGGCGTCAGGTCGAAGCATAGAAATCTCCTCTTCCTCAAAGTGTTCTTCTCCATAGTATAATTGTTTTAAGGTGTTGCAAATAAGCCCGCGCGCACTGTAACTTTAAACTCCATTTCAAAACTGCGCCACCGAAAAGCGCACGCGGGCAAGATGCAGACCTCACGCCTAAAATGAAATAACCCACTGCTGAAAGAACGGTGCGCAAGGCCTGCCATAGAGCCTGGATAGGCGGTCAAGCCACACCAGGCATAATAATGCTTGATTTATCCCGGTGGTTCTCGCCGCTCATATCATCGCAGCTCGAAGCCTATGCCAGTCTTTCGCGCATTCGGCTATTTGCTTTTGCGGGGCTATCACTTTGAGCCTTGCCCACGGCCCGCCGATGACGCTATTATCGGCCTAACGGATCGCTTTTGCCTTGCGGCGGGGTTAGTGCCAGCAATCAAACCCCTCACCTATGCGGTGGCTATCTTGGAAGTGCGGCAGGATTCGAACCTGCAACCTGCGCCCGGAAATGCAAGGTCTTTCAACCTCTGTGCTTCTATTTCGCATCCCTGCACCGCTCTACCTTTGAGCTACACACCTCGTGCTGTTATTTGTCCTTTACCTTCTCAACCTTCCACGTCTTATGCATGGTAGCGATCAGGTCTATATACCCTTTGTATTCCTCCATCTGCTCGGTACTATAGTCTTCGGCCTCGCCAATTTTTCGGAAATGCTTCTGCCACTCGGAAATGGTGTAGCGTTTGCATCCTATTTGAATAACATCCTCACCCCAATAGGATACTGCATGGCGAGATGCGCTGATAAATAGCGATTTCGGAACATCGCACCCGGCGCCCAGTTTGCACCCGTTGCCCAGTTCGCACCCGTAGCCCAGTTTGCACCCGTTGCCCAGTTCGCACCCGTAGCCCAGTTTGCACCCGTCGCCCAGTTCGCACTCGGCGCCCAGTTCGCACTCGTCGCCCAGTTTGCACCTGTCGCCCAGTTCGCACTCGGCGCCCAGTTCGCACTCGTCGCCCAGTTTGCACTCGTAGCCCAGTTTGCACCCGTTGCCCAGTTTGCACCTGTCGCCCAGTTCGCACTCGGCGCCCAGTTTGCACCCGTCGCCCAGTTTGCACCTGTCGCCCAGTTCGCACTCGGCGCCCAGTTCGCACTCGTCGCCCAGTTTGCACCCGTTGCCCAGTTCGCACTCGTTGCCCAGTTCGCACCCGTAGCCCAGTTTGCACCCGTCGCCCAGTTCGCACCCGTAGCCCAGTTTGCACCCGTCGCCCAGTTCGCACTCGTTGCCCAGTTTGATATTGCGCGCCTTAAATTCGGCGGCTAATTCAGAAAGTTCATTGTACTGAAAGGGTGTCCAGCCTTTGCCTGAAACCCAGAGATAAATTGTTTTCATGGTGGGTTATATTTTGTGTTTAAAGTCCGTGGTTGTTAGCCCATATCACGAGTTCGGCAAGCGTTGTCGACCCTGTGCGACGCATAGCGTTTCGTTTGTGTGTTTCGACCGTCAACTGGGAAAGTGATAGTATTTCGGCAATCTTTTCAGTCTTATACCCCTCTTTATAGAGGCGGACAATCTCTTTCTCCCGCATTGTCAGGTTAGTATTAAACTCTGGGTTACAGATTACTTTATAGTATTTGCACTCCCCCACCAGCGGACAAGCAACATTCTCGAAGTTGAACCGGCCGAACTCATCCATATCGGGTATTTTATCATACATCCCGAAGTTGCAGCGGATGAATCTGTGGGCACACCTGTATTTGAAGTAAGGGGCGTTCGCTTTGCTCTTGTTGTAAATCTCCGACAACGCCTTGAATGCCTTAGGGTAATCCAGTTCAATAACCGAGAACAAAGCATCCGTAAGCTCTTTATCTTCTTCCATGTAGGTGCGCACTCCCTTTTCATCGCGGATCTGCACCTCTCCTTCGGGTGAGTTAAAAAACTCTACGTTATTTAACCTTTGCATGGGTACCTTTGTATGGATAATCTTCTGGGAATAATGCGTCGCCGGGTAACCTATTTTCAGAGAATTTATATACACAGAATGCTATGTTATCCCTGTCTGACTTGTCAGGACGGGTGTGTCCGTGCGCCCATCGCCATATTGTTGTCCTGTCCTTTCCTGTCACAAGACGAATTTCTGCCCACAACTTACTTTTGCGAGTCTTTCCAAGTGTAGAAACATATTCTTGGAACGGCGACTTTACAGCGCGCTGATTTGCAGTATTCATATTCATATTATTTGTCCAGTATTGCCATGATCCGCTCAATGCAGGCGGCCTGCTCCTCGAGTAGTGCCGTCAAGCGGTCAGTCGATTGAATTACTTCGTTCATATTGCATCGTGCTTTAGTCACCATAGTACATTCCTCGGACACCATAGAAACCTGTCGGCACTTTCAGCAGTTCGGGGCGGTACTCCGTGGCCTTCGGCTGCTCCGTCGGGCGGTTCTCGATCTTCGCGGTCAGCATCGCCAACTTCTCGTTGCGCCAAGCCTTGCGCAGGCACTCCCCGAAACTCTTGCCCGGCTGTACCTTTTTAAGGTACCAGGCGTTCTTCATGATCTTCGATTTGTCGTAAGTTGCTTTCATCGCGTTGTCCGTTTTTATTACCTTCAAAAAGGTACAATCGTCAAATATTCAGTCCCCACGCTTGCGTTTTTCATCTTAAATCGTATATTTGTATCAGCTTTGTGGGTTTCACATTGCAAATATACTAAACTATTTGAGTGTATACCAAAATAATGAAGTATTTTTCAATCAAATAATATTATATAATTACAGAATATTATAAGTACAAACCCTTCATGGCTGATAAACTGATAGATAAGGCCGTAGAATTACTACGAAGCACACAAGACACTCCGTATAAGATCGCCAAAGCGACTGGATTGTCACAAACAATTATCGGCAAATGGAAGAAAGGAGAAGGCAAGCCGAGTAGAGCAAATGCCAGATATATACTCCAATATTTTGGCATATCCAACATAGAAGACCAACCTATCAGCCAAGGAGGCGAAGACGTCACGCCAACGAAAGCTGAAACAAATAACTTAGATACTATGGAGAGAATGAAATTCTTTGAAGCTCTCGAACGGCGAGATCGGGAAGTATCCAGACTGATCACCATCATCGAGAAGATGCAAGGCATCACACCTGGGGCAGAAGCTGCTGCCCAAAAAAAAGAGGCATAGCGGTATTCTAATTAGACTAATGCCATCTTCATTAGAGCGGAAGCAATATGATAAAATAGAACCACCCAAAATAAGTTCCATATAATCGAGCTACACATTTAAAGGAGATTACGGTCTCCTTTAAAAATGACCGGGGCGCCCGCAGACCAAAACATAAAAACTTCGGATTATTTCAATAGCACAAACAAATTTTATACATGATGGATTACTACTTCGAAGAACCAGCTCCCATAAAATACGATTTGCTATTCGAGGAAGTAGCAAGATATGCAGTCAATAATGGAGGCATATCCACAACAGAAATTCAGCGAAAATTTGAAGTTGGATTTAATCGGGCTGGGCGCATTATGATGCAATTAGAGAGTGCTGGCATCGTTGGTCAACAACAGGGCATCAATCCTCGAAAAGTATATTTTGATAATATTACATCGTTAGAAAAATACCTTGCGGCAGGTGATTATCATCGAGCTTCCCTGTCAGCAGAAGAGCAGGAACGACGGAGAATATTGTTTCAACAAGAACAGGAAGAGCGTGAAAAAGCCGAGATTGCAGCGCGTATTAAAGAAAAATACCGTATACGTCAACTTGAAAAAATCGTACGGCAAGAACTGATCGACAGCGGAGAACTATTCGGTGATGAGCCAAAGCGGCCACCAATTCCCAGGGAAATAGTAGATGCAGTATATAAGCGTGATGGTGGCCGATGCGTATACTGCGGATCCACACAAAACTTACAACTCGATCACATCATACCTTTTTCAAAAGGCGGGGCAACTACATTAGAGAACATGCAGTTGCTTTGCCAAAAATGCAATGTTGAAAAGTCGAATAAAATAGGATAATATGAAGAAGACTTTACTCATTATTCCTTTACTCTTTCTTGCAATCCCCATGTTGGCCCAGAGTGACAAAGAGGCTGATCAAAACAGATATGGCAAAGGCAAAATGCCGTTTACTGAGGATGGTAGAGTTGTATTCTCGAAAATAGTTTCAGCGAACGAATGTAACGCAGACAAAATATTCAACTCAGTAAGATTGTGTATAACAGAATTATTCAACTCTGCGAATGACGTCATCCAGATGGAGGACAAGGAGTCTCATATATTAGTTTGTAAGGGGTTTTCAAAAGTACCTACTCGCGGTCTGATGGGTGGTGTTCAAGCCGCTCAAGTTTGGTATACCCTCAAAATCCAAACAAAAGATGGTCGCTATAAAATTGATATATACGATATAAAGGGGCATTATCCTGGAGGGGTAGTAAACGGCATATACCTCAACCCTGCTGATTGGCCAGCAGAAGCCCTCACTTATGAAGTTTGCTTCAAACCCAACGGGAAAATGAAAACAGCAAGGGAGGGGTTTTATAGACGAGCAATAATAGATGGATGTAATGACATGATGACATTAATTGAAAGTAAAATAATGGCAGAGTTGACTGCACCAACATGTAAAAGCGCTGATGACTGGTAACCCTCCCCTACCTTTCAGCCCCGGCCGTATGACCGGGGCTTTTTTACTCAAAGTATATAATTATTCACTACCTTTGTGCGTTTTTTAGCATGAAATATGTTATATTTGCATAACAACTACCATCCCAACGATGAAAGCGCAGCAATTTAATGGAAGCTATCCAATGAAAGAAGGTACTGGCATAAGCGTAAGTTTGGCCGTCATCCTCTATGAGGAGGACAAGATTTACTATGCCTATTGCGCTGCCCTTGATATTCTCGGATACGGGAATAGCGAGGAGGAGGCAAGACGGTCTTTTGAAATCATGCTTGAAGAAATCTTAAAGTACGCTATATCTGAGGGAACTCTTAGTGCGCTGCTCGAATCTTATGGATGGAAAAAGCGACAGCCTCCAAAGACGAGCGATCTTATCACCCGAAGCAGCGAGCTGGCAGATATTGTCGATAACAAAGCATACAGGACTATTCGGGAGAATATAACGCTTCCTTGTGCATAATGGGTGCTTTATCGAATATTGACATTGCGGATTTTCGTCGGTTCCTAAAGCACTTGGGATGGGAATATGGCGGCATCAAAGGCGGCCATGAAAAATGGTGCAAGAAGGGCATGCTTCGTCCTGTCATATTCCAGACGCATATAAATCCCATCCCGATAGGAATTATCAAGAACAATCTGCGGACAATGGGATGTCCTGCGCAGGTTTTGATTGACTACATGAATAAATAGCGAGAAGTTCGTTCAACATCAGCCCCGGCCGTATGACCGGGGCTTTTTTGTACCTTTAGGACAATGAAGGCCGCCAAAATAAGGTTTCATCATAGGGGAAAGACAAACCTTTAGAACAATCCGCCCAATAATATTTTTTTCAAAAAATTTCATCATTTCCCATTGTTATTTAAATATCCGTCGAAATCTTTGCATTGTAAGCCTGTGAGGATGCAGGCAACGGCCGAACATCGAAAGTACATTGCTATCGTAGCAGAAGGTCTGTTGGCGCATCCGTCGGCAGACCTTCATTTATGGCAAAGAGTGTAAAAGACACAAAGGCGAACGACACCATCAAGCCCACCCGCAAAGTGGGCCGTCCTTGCGTATATACACCTGAAGCTCTCGAAGTCAAGTTTGAGGAATATGCCAATTGGACAAAGAACAATCCAATCATAAAACAAGTGCCCACAAAACATGGCCTTGTAGACCTCGAACTCCAACGTCCTAAAACTATTGTTGGGTTCTGTGTATATGCGGGAATACTCCGTGACACATTTTTTGATTACGGCAAAAGGGAGGAGTTTTTCCACATCATTGCGCGCGTGCGCGAAGAAATTGAAGCCGATCAATTGTCGGGCGCAATAGCTGGCATATACGATTCCGGCGTCATTACACGTGTTCTCAAACTCGCCGACAAACAGGATATAACCACCAACGGCGAGAGCATCAACAAGCCTCGGGAGACGGTACAAGTCATACTTGATCCGGAAGCTGCATCTATCATCCAGTCCATCGGCAAACAAAGCACGAATGAAAATGGAGCTTGATGCACGCACATATCGGGGCAAGGTCTACAAGATCATGCTGTACTTCTTCCGCAAGTACCGCAATAAAGGCGTCGTACTACGCATATTCAACGAGGGGAGTTCCCGTTCGGGGAAGACTTTCGACACCTTCGACTTCCTGTATGACATCTGTGCTGCGGGTGATGGTGCATATAAAATCTATGTCTACCGCTCCACATTGCAAGACTGCAAGGAAAAGGCATTGGGAGACTTCAAGAAGAAACTACAATGCCGCGGGATATATGATCCCGACAGCATGTATAGCGAGAAGATACTCCCCGAATACCACATAGGCGACAGCATCATCCGGTTCCGTGGGCTTGATAAGATGGATGTGAAGGAGGGGCACGACTGCGACATCATATACTTCAACGAAATGTTGGACGACATATCGCCGGCGCAGTTCAATAATATCACGATGCGTTGTACAACCATGATTATTGGCGACTGGAACCCCAAATATACGGAACACTGGGTTTTTGAGCTTGAAGGGCAGCCGGATACCATATTCACCAAAACAACCTACAAGGACAATCCTTTCTGCCCTGACAGCGTACGCAGGACTATCGAAAGTTACGAGCCCACGCCGGAAAATATCGCAGCAGGAACCGCCGACGAATTCAGATGGAAGGTATACGGTCTCGGGGAGCGCGCGGCGCAGGAAGGATTAATATTCCCCAATATAGACTGGATCGACAGTTTCCCGGACGATTTGGAATATACAGCCTATGGCATCGACTTCGGCTTCACAAATGATCCGACGGCTATTATTCATGTCGGAGTGCGAGGGCGTGACTTATATCTGCATGAACGCTTTTATTCGCCCGTAGACGATCCCGAGGTATTGTATAACATCGTGGCCCCAATTCTCGGTAAACACGGATATGCCATAGCAGATAGCGCGGATAAATACGCCAAGAATCCGGAAGGCATGGTGCGTTCCCTTCAACTTCGGGGGTTGAATGTAATCAAGGCCAAGAAATTCCAGGATAGTATAACCATCGGTATATCCTACATGAAAAACTTCCGCATCCACTGCGTCAAGACCAAGAACATGAAAAACGAAGCCAATACCTATGTGTGGGATTCTATAAACGGGCTGGCGATAAATAAACCCGTAGACAAGAATAATCACCTTTGGGATGCAGCCCGATACGTCGTGATGACTGCATTCCGCAATCATATTGCCGCATGAAACTCCTTGGATACGAAATAAAGATGTCTAAATGTTCCGAAAAGACCGGAGACCCACAGCAAAGCCTATACATAGACCTGCGGGACTGGCAAAATCTGCTCGGGACGAAGGATGAGTTTATCGACACCTCCACACCGGACGGGCAGGCGCGCGCATTCGCGTCATGCTCTATTTTAGCTTCTATCATCACGAAGAAAGTATCTGCCATATCGGACGCCCGGTATTGGGCGAAAGACGACAAAGGGGAAGATATTGAAAAGCCGCGTGAGTTCGAGCGGATTAACCACCCCAATCCCTACCAAACCCTTTCGGAATTCGTTTGCATGATCGAGTTCTTTTCTCAGATATTCGGCAAGGCTTACATAGTGAAGGTGCCTTTGGTAGGTATTAAGGGTGATTTCGAATTGTATGTAATACCTAACCTCATGGTTACGGAAAACGAGGTACCATCCTCCATACCTTCGTTTGCACCCAACTCCGATATCCGTGATTACACCATAAACCTTGGGGGCGGGATAAACCTGACGATCCCCAAAGAGGAGATGTTCGTTGTAAACGACGTAACTTACGCGCTTAACAAGATTGGGGGCGCTACTTCACGGCTTGTCGCCCTCAAGTACCCTGTCAACACTTTCCTGGCCTCCTACCAAGCCGTAAACGAATTGCTTGTCAACCGAGGTATGCTCGGCATTCTCTCCCTCATGTCAGATGATCCGATGGTCGATAATATCGTGCCAGCCACCAAAGAGGACAAGGAAGCGCTCCGTGAGCAATTGGACAAATACGGGATCATGCGCAACAAATGCAAGATCGCCATTACGTCATACAAGGCATCCTTTGTCCCTGTGTCGTCCACTATTTCCGACCTCGGACTTACAGACATTCAGCGCAACTGCAAGAAAGACATCGCTTATACATATCAGGTGCCCAGCATTCTGCTCGACGTAGAAGGTAGCACCTACAGCAATTTCGGAGAGGCCAAGATCGAATTCTACGTGAATGACATTATTCCTTCTGCACAAAATATAATGCGCGTGCTCAACAAGATATACGGCTTCACAGGATTCGGATTCATGCCGTTCTTCGACCATCTGGAAATGTTCCAGCCCTCAAAGAAAGACCAGGCGGAATGTATGAACAGCGCCGTAAATTATATCGGAGCTGCCATACAATTAGGAATAATGACACCAGAGGAAGGTAGAAGCGAACTATTAAAATATCAAATCTAATATGGAAGACAGAATAAAATCATTCAAGGGAAGTATAGACGACATCAAACGCGATCAGGGCGTTGTTGTCATTGCCATATCAAAGTTCAACGAAGAGGATCATGCAGAAGACATTGTGCGCAAAGGGGCGTTTACTAAGTCGTTTGCAGATATGTCCCGGATCAAACACTGCATCGACCACAAACAAGACTTGGATCATGTTGTTGGGACGCCTCGAAAAGCATGGGAAACAGATGAATATGCCCTCGTCGAGAGCAAACTTATACTCGGTAAGGCAGCTGGGCATGATATATTCGAATACTATAAGCATTGCGCAGACGAGAAACGAGATGTCGAACACTCCTACTGCTACCGGGTTCTCAACAAGAACCACAACGATGCTATTGCGGGAGATGACATCGCGGAGCTGCAGCTCAAGTATGAGTACAGCACCGTGTTCGCAGGCTGCAATCCCTTCACCCCAGCTCTTGACGTCAAGGGCTTGCAAAGCGTAGAGGACATCATTGCCTATCAAGAAGAGCTCAACAACATCCTGCGCAAATGCGACCTTTCGGAAGCAGGAGGAAACAGGATTGAAGCACTTTGCAACAGCCTCAAAAGCGCCCTAAACATCCTGGGCAACAAATCTTCGGATGACACTGAAATCATCGAAATAGTCAGAAAAACATTGTTTAACTAAACCAATTCACACATGAACGACGACATCAAGAAAGAGCTGAAAGGAATACTCGATGAATACAAGTCGGGGCTTATCGGCAAAGCAGACTTCGAGGCCAAAATGAAGGCTATCGAAGACAAAGTAGACGCTCTCGATCAAACGAAATCCATCGACGAGATCCGGGAGATAATCAAAGAGCAAGGGCGCACCATCAGCCTCATGCAGAAATCCACCGTTTCATCCGAGAATGAAGCGCAGGAGAAGATCAAGGCATTCTTCTCAGGGAAAGAGAACATCGACGCCGTAAAGGGCGGCCGCACGGTAAGTATCGAGATCGAGATGAAGGCCGAGGCAGCAGCCATGACGACCACGACGGCCGCTGTCCCCATCGCGGCATTCAACACCGAAGTCGTGCCGGGCATTGCAGCAGCGGCTACCGAGCCGAATGCGATCCTGCCCCGCTTGCAGAAAGGCACGACAAGTTCCCCGACAATCAAGTGGATCAACCGTAAAGACCCCGACGGCGGCTCGGCATTCATCGCCGAAGGAACTCTCAAGCCCCTTATGAGCTGGGGATACGAGGAGGAGACGTCTACGGCAAAGAAGGTTGCCGTTCGCGCAAAGCTCTCGACGGAAATCCTCGAAGATGCGGATTTCATCCGCGGGGAGGTGAACACCCTGCTGCGTCAAGACTTGATGCAGACCGTGGAAGAGAAGGTTATCGCAGGAACCGGCACCGGAAACGAGATCCTCGGCGTAACAACAAAAGCCCCTGGCTATACCATTACGGAGCTCAACGGGAAAATCTCCATGCCCAACATTGCCGACGTTGTGCGCGCTGGCGTTCTGCAACTTCGCCTGCTGCATTTCTCTCCCGACGTTCTCTTCCTTCATCCGACCGACAAGGCGATCTTCGACGTAACGAAAGATACCGCCGGGCATTACCTGACTGACGAGATGCGCAAGATCATCGGCAACATCTCCGTTGTAGAAACCACCAACATTCCCGCAGGTAAGTTCCTGCTGATGGATTCCTCGCGCTGGAAAGTTCGTCCCTACCGCGCTCTGCGACTGGAATGGGGCCGTGACGGCGACGATTTCAGCCACAACATGGTGACGGTGATCGCCGAAATGCGCCTTCACTCATACCAGAACTCCATCGACGCCGGGTCTGTCATCTACGACGACTTCGCAACCGTACAGGCCGCCCTGGAGAAAACCGCCGAGGCAGCAGCATAGTCATTAACTTAAACGAACAACAACATGGAAGATATGAAGAAGATCGACCTCACCAAGAGGGTAACTATCGTAAGCACAGGCAAGTCTATCTATATGCCCGAGAAAGGCAAAGAGTACAACGTGTCGCCCTTGCATGCCGAAACGCTTGTGAAATCGGGCAAAGCCACGTACAAGACCAAAGTTGCCAACTAACAAGGCGGGGAGGCGCCGGAAAGCGTCTCCCCTTTTTTCTTATGCTTATAGACTATACATACTTCGAACAGGATCCCACATATATTGCGGGAATAGACGTCAAAAGCGGATGCACCCCGACTGGCGCCGCACAGGAGATTGTACGGAATGTCGAGAGTTGCATACGCAGGTATGAGCCTAAATTCCTTCGGATGCTCCTTGGAATATATGTGGCTGAGAATATCGACAAATATCCTGAAATAGCCGCAAAAATAGCAAATACAGACACAAAACAGTCTCCCATCGCTAAGTATGTCTATTTCTATTACCTGCGAGAACATGTTGCCTTCAATACGATGGCTGGCGAGAAAATCAAAATGACTGACAACAGCCGTGCCGCCTCCCCGTGGTACAGACTTGTGCCCCTATGGAACGAGATGGTCGACGAGTGTCATCAACTGGCAGGCTCGCTATGCGGCGAAACAGACGTAAAGCCGGATTATTCGTCGGATATTTTTGAAAAGATAAACAGGTTTGGATTATGAAAATATCACCCAACGATACCATCAGGAAAGTAATTATAAAGAACGGCACCTTATTCGGTATCGGCAATAAACGAATATACGAATCTATTGCGGCATTACCCAAGCCTGACTATGTTAAGGAAAAACGTCGCATATTCGGATGGAAGAAGCACGAGGCCCGAAGCGTCGCAGGTATAACGATGGGTGAATTGAACGCCATAGAAAGGATCGAGGCCACCGACGAGTATTTCGTAAAGGTTCTGGCCGTCATGCTGGGTTTAATAAGCCCAAAGGGGAAAGGATCAAAACGCATTGACTGGGAGGGAGCAGGATACGATATTGCCCGAGAAAAGGTGCTCGAACTACAATTCATTCGCGCTTATCGCTATTTCATTGAAATACAAAACGAACTCAAAGGCGTAGCAAAGGCGTGGAAAAAGCTCGAAATGCCCCTGACGCCACAAGAAGCAAACGCACAAGTACAACGCAAGAACCGGGGCATGAGTACAATATGCTTAGGATACTGCCAGCTTGTAGGGGGTGCTATTCAGCCAAGCGATGTATGGCACCTGAGGTGGTCGACCGTATACCTTGCATATGAAGCCGAGAGGGACAAAAACATGGCACAACGCAAGCTCGCTCAGATGAACAAGCCCAAACCATCCAAAAGTCGCAGACGATGAGAAAGAGCCTCAGTAAAATATTCGAAGATGCTGCCAAAGAGTGCGGCGTCAACACATGCCTATATGCCAGGATCAAAGAGGCGAATTACCTGCTGGATTACGTCAAAGAGTACCCCGTAATGCTGCGGCTGTTCCAGGAGCCGATATACGAAACTAACCTGACAAACAGGCGTCGTCGTAGGACAACGCTTTACTTTCTCGATGCACTCGGGAAGCCAGAGCCGGATACACAGACTGAAGCAGCCCCCATTGCGGATCGCATGGAGCAAATGGCGTTTTCATTAATCGACAACCTGCGTCGAAATGGGATAGAGGTGCAGGTTGAAAGCCTGCAAGGAGTGGTTGAAAAACTGGATGCCCTGGCCGCGGGTGTAGAGGCAAAACTCGTCCTTACATACAATGTTTGCTGATGGACATATCGAAGATAGAGAACTTTTTCAGCCCTGAAAAGCTGGTTGCCATCTGTAACGAGGAATTCAGCACCCTTAAAGAGCAGGTGACAATAAATCTGCAAACAAAACGCACAAACAGCGGTAAAAATGTGAACTCCCTGAATGTCCCGGAAGAGACTACCGGCGCTACGGCAGATAGTATGGCGTCGCAAGTGGAAAGCAATGCCAGAGGGTTCACGGTCTCGTTTGTGGGACGGCATAACATCAAGAATATAGACGAGGGTAACTCTCCGCAGGATGCACAAGAAGAATTCGGAAGCTTCGAAAGTTTCTATCAGAACATAAAGCAATGGGCACGCGACAAAGAGGCACGCTATGGATTGGAATTCAAAAGCATCGACGCATATTGGGCGGCCAAGAAGCTGTGGGAGGAAGGCAGCATCTTGTACCGCTCGGGAGGGGGCACCGAGATTATCAAAGACCTGTTGCCGCAAACCGTGGATAACATCGACAAAAGAATTACGGAAGTGATCGACACATCCATATACGAAATGCTCGAAACAACAATAGAACTATGATCCGATATACATTGTCCGGTACAGGAGGCACCGCAGATTTTCCCAATGATATATGCTTCACACGGGAGAAATCCACCTTCGTGCGATTTACAGCCACAGCCATAGATCCGGACTACGGCACAGAAGTGAAGCTGCGAATATCATATGGAGCAACATCAATAGTCCTATCCAGAAATGTCTCGGGAGTAGGAAAATCCGTTGTTTTCCCCTTGACGGCAATATTGGAATCGCTGGCCGCGGACTATTCGGCAACATTCATAAACAATGTGGTGCTCATAGTTGAGTTTGGCGATGGATCAGCCACTCACACGCTCAATACTATTCTTATCGGCACCTGTGAAAAAGAAATAATCCCTATCTCGGCACAGAATGCCGCCGCGGGAGATGTAACCAACTACCCTTCCGCCAGGAAAATCGTGGTATACCCCGGGTTCAACATAACCCAATCCATCTTTATCCCCAAGCTCACGACAGAGCAAATAGAGGTGGAAACAGAGAATGGGGTCATCGTCACCAGTGGCATGTCCTCGAAACCGTTTGCGGAGTTCAATCCATCGACGGTAAGATGGGATGGGGATACGTATGTTGAGATAAGCGTCTATAACCCCAACCTTGCCAACACCTTTCAATTTCCCATCGAGATAGATAGGTGTACCGATGGGATGCTTGTCAAATGGACGGATAAAGGCGGCATCCCTTACATATATCGGTGGAGTATAGAGACGGCGAGGGACGAAATATCTATCCAGGATGCCTATTCACTACTGAATGAGAACCTGCAACCGTATGAAGCCCAAAGTAAGATACTCACAAAGACATACACGCTGCATAGTCGCCTTGTAGATCAGGATATATACGACCTGTGTAAATCCATCCTCGCCGGGCGCGACATAAGCTACTACGACAGCGCAACGGAGCAATGGCGCCGGTGTAGTATAGAGGAGGGAGAAGCCGAAGATAACGGCGCTTATTTTAAAGATTTAGTCGTAGAAATTACCGATAAGACCTATAACGTATGACCTACTACGAACTATACATAAACGACATCCTGTGCGATCTGTCCAGCGACAACTATATATCCTTGGTATATCAAAGCCCGATATTTTCAGGACTGGACATCATACAGTCCAATAGGTCGTACAATATAGACTTACCGCTGACGCCGAAGAACCGCAAGGCCATAGGCTATGCGGAACGCACCGACATCTATACGGATGCACCCTATGTGAAGCTTCCGGCAAGATTGTATCAGGAAGGAGTACCGCTGTTCACATCCGGATACGCCGTTATTACGGAGATTTCGGACGTAATAAGTGTGGTTCTTACGTGGGGAAATGTCGACAACTTCCAGCCCCTGTTCGATGCAAATTTGCGCGACCTGGCACAAACGCTCTATTCCATGAACATAGGGTCGATACCATGGAACAGCGCATCGGCACTCTTGGAGTATGGATATGAGAGGCCGCAGATGGGATTCTTCGGCATTGATTTCGGGCAAGGTATCGCCAACCCCGAATACATGCATCCGTCTATCGAAGTACAAGATGTACTTACGGCTATTGAGCGGTACAATGGCATCACCATCGACGGCAAAGAAAGACTGTATGGGGGACTTACGTATCCTTTATTGCTTCCTTTGGTGTCAAAAAACGGCGACGACATTTCAGGCGCAGTAGATTATTTTGAAGCATCAAGGATCGTATCTGATGGAAGAGGGAATCGGACATCATTTGAATCAAACTTAAATAATTATATAGTCCACGATCCGAAAAATATATATATGCCATACGACCCATCGAATCCCAGTATGAATGGGACGGCAGAATTTCAGACACTTGGAGCTAGTCATATGTTTTTAAGTATAAATCCGAATACGACAGGAGATACTTTCAACGTGACGTGCAGGGTGAGTGGGGCTTCTTGGCGTTTAAAAGAACAAATACATGTTATAGTTAAGGGAGGCGGTAAGGATATTTTAAAAATATCAAGTGCTCCAATAACAATAACTTCGGGAATGACCTCTGCGGTATATACATTTTACACAAAAGATTTTCCGAAAGAATACGAAATAAACACCGATAGCATAAGCAACATATCTATTCAACTCAAGGACTTTTACAATGTGCAATCGGATGGAGCGCATGATATTATTTTGAATTGGTCTGTAAAGTTATGGGGGGATATTGAAATGATATTCCCATCCGAATATCCTATCGGGGTAAATCTTCCGGACATTTCGCAGGGAGATTTCCTCTCGGCTCTGATGTCTATGGCCGGGCTGTTCGCATACCCGGATAAGGACGCCCCGGATACAATCAAACTCATAAGCGTAGATGACATTTACGCCAAACTCACAAACGGAGGCACAATAGACTGGAGCCGCAAAGTCATCCTTAATGATCGGCATGATGTCAGCCGCCCGGAATCTTCCATATTTTCGCTCGATGACCTGGCACAGAAAAACACGCTCGATTATGACAACGACGACGATGTGATCACGGACACCGCCGGGGAAATACGGATCGAGAATGTTAACATCGACAAGGAGAACGAACTCGTGGAGCTTCCATTCTCAGCGTCCGAAAATGCCCCACTTGCATCGGATGCCAATGCGCTGTGTGCCCGCATTCCTATGTATACGACATCCGACGACGGGAAAACAGTGGACTACAACGAACCCTCGGCGCGAATCCTGCAAGCCATCATCGACGATACGAGCACGGGGTTATACTGGTTCGGATATTTCGGAGAAAATATGCGCTTTGGTGGTGAGAACGGGATCGTCGCAAAGAAATACAACGGGTACCAAAAAGCCGTGGACAAACTGCGTCTGATAACAGTGAAGGCCAAGTTAACAGCCATAGATCTGCATAACCTTGATTATACAAAGCCCATATACATAGGTCAATTCGGGCAGACATATGGCCTGTATTCGGTAGAAACAGGCGAAAACGGCATATGCGAGTGCCAGCTGATCCAGTTGCAGGCTATAAAAGAAGTTGTTGTCCCGGACTATTATCTGACCATCAACGGTTCGGCTTCGGACATCAGTCGGGCTGTGGGCAGCAGCACCATCACCGGGGACATCCCGGGCACGGTGGCGGTGGGCGAGGGACGTGCCTTCGCCGTCTCGAAGAACGAGACGGGTGACTTGCGCAAGGGGACGATCTCGATGCAGTGGCACAACATAGAAGCGAGCGAGACCACGGCCTACGATGTCGAGGTCTCGCAGGAACCATAATATTTCATTAACCATTTAACCATATAGAGGCATATGGCACAGCAAGATACGATAGACAAAATTATTAACATCCAGTTCAACTACAGAGAGCTGGTGCAGGGATGGGCGGCAGCGACCAGGGAGATAGAGATAAACAAGAAAAACCTCACAGAGCTGAAGCAGGAGTATAAGAACGGGGAGATGTCGGCCACAGAGTATAACAAGGCCATCCTCGAAATTACAAGCACGACAAAAGCTCTTACGGCAGAAAAAAAAGCATATGAAAAAGAAATTCAGAACAATATTAAAATTGAAACAAGAGCATCAGGTTCTATCAATCAGCTGCGAGCGAATGTTTCCAAACTGACTACCCAGTATAATGAACTAAGCGCCACTGAGCGAGAAGGAAAATTTGGACAACGACTTGCAAAGGACATCAAATCCCAACAAGAAGCTATAAATAGCGCAGAACAAGCACTCGGCAACTATCGCTCAAAGGTAGGAAGCTATGAGGATGCAATAAAAAATGTGCTTGGTCTTAATAATCAATTTACAAACTCTCTATTAGAAGCCACGACAGAAGGAAACGGATTTGCGTCTGTTTTAAATACGGTTGGTGCTGCATTATGGAATATAACCAAGAAATTAGCCTCATTTATTGCCACTCCAGTAGGTATGTTTTTAGCTGGATTGGCAGCGGCATATTATCTTGTTTCATCTCGCATCAATGAAATGAACAATCGGATAAAAGAAAGTGAAACACTTTTCTATCAAAACGAAAAGGCACAATCTTATGCGCGGGCATATATGGACGCTTATACCCGACAAATTGATAAACAAGCAGCAGGATGGATTTTAGCTAAAGGCGCAATGTCCTCATATTGGACAAAGTTAAAACAAGAAACAAAGGCGTTAATTGGCCGTCAATTACCTTTTGGCTCCATACTATTCCCCAATGTAAGCATTAGCAAAAAAGAAATTGAAGAAGGTGCTAAACAACGTATGAGTTTGGTAGAACAAGAGGAAGCCCTTCAAATCCGGCGCAGGGAAATAAACCTTGAAAATGCAGAAATTGAATCTAAAATTGCCGACGCTCGCTTAAAGGCGATGGATAAGGAAAAATACTCTGCAACAGAAAGAAATAAATACGCAAAAGAAGCTATTGATCTAAATAATAAATACTACGATAATTTGGAAAGTATTGCCAAAGAGGAAAAGACAATAGCTGATTTAAGGGTGTCTTTCACAAACAGCAGTACTGCAGAACTGGACGCACAAAATGAAGCCGCTGTAAAACTAATACGCCTTGATGCTCAAAGAGCTGCTTCGCAACGTAAATTAGTTGAACGTATAAATTCTACAAATACGGAAATTAAAACCCTGTCCAAAGAGGTTGACAAGCAGCAAAAAACAGCTGAAGCTGCCGCAAAACGTGCAACAATTCAATTCCAGAAAAACCTGGGGCAACAGCTCAAGGCAGAACAAGATTTATTATCCGCTGTGCAGTCATTGCGCGAAAAGACACAGGAAAACGAGCTAAAATCACTACAAGAGAATTACGATAAAGACATAGAGGCATATTGGAAGAAACTTTCCGAGGAAAATATAGACACTGATACTGCCTATCAGATGCTTTTAGCAATGGAGGAAAAATATCAGAAAGATAGGCAGGGGATTATCGTAAAATACAGTCGGCAAAACCTCGACGAGCAAGTCCGCCAACAAGAACTCGCATTCCAGTTGGCAGTGGCTAAAATGAATCCGCAAAACGATAAGGAACGATTAAGTGCTGCAAAATTTGTGGCAGAAAGCGAATTAAAAATAGCCAAAGATAAATTAGTATGGATTTCAAATCTTACTGAGGAACAGCAAAAAGAGCTATATGAAAACGGGTTACAGTACCAGAATGCGCGATTACAAGCTGAAATTGAGCTGCAAAATGCCATAAACAAAACAGGAGAGACGGAAAAGCAAATCAATATGCAACGGATCACCGACACCCAACAACTCGTATCGGCAATTTCCGGTGCTGCCGGATCCTTTTCTTCAATGTTCGATGCTCTCGGTGGTGAAGGAGAACGATATGCTGCATTTGCAAAAACATTCGCTGTATTTCAAGTAGCTTTAGCTCAAGCGTCCGCTATTGCAAATGCAGTGGCTGCCGGAGCAAATGGTGCACCCTGGTTTTTACTGCCTATTACGATTGCCTCAAGCGTTGCTGCTGTTATCGCAGCCATTGCCCAAGCTACGCAGCAACTTGATTCCACGCAGAGCCCTAAATACGCATCCGGCGGTCTTATTACAGGGCCCGGTACTGGCACCTCCGATAGCATTGTTGCCCGGGTATCGAATGGCGAGGCCATTATGACCGCCCAAGCCGTGAATGATTGGGGTGCCGTATTGTCGGCTATGAATGTTTCCAGTGGGGGTAATGCCATCCAGGTATCCAATTTACCCCAACGCGGAGACGGAATGAGGGGCGTGGAACAAATGATGGAACGGGTGTTGCTCAACCTCCCGTCTCCTATCGTCCTCGTAAAAGACATTGACAACGGACAGAGACGGGTGAAGGTAGCAGCCAACCTTGCAAAATTGGGTAGAAAAAAATAGTGTGCCCCATTGTTATTTAAATGCACACAGGCATATTTGCATCAGAGCTTATGGTGAGATAAGCAACAGACGACAAAACGAAATGACGCGTACATCCAACATATCTGTCGGCGGCCATAAAGCTCTATTAGTGACTTTTTGTAAAACTAAATAGGCTGAAAAATGGCAGAACAAAACGCATGCGCCGAGAACCTTGGCGCGAACATCCTGAATGACTGTAACGACGATTACGGCAAGGGTGTCGAGAAGATCGTTTACATCATCAAAAAAGAGGACATCGACCGTAAGGCATCGAGGATTGCGGGAAACGTAATCAGCACCCTCGTCCTCAGAACCGGAAAGAAGGCATACACTGCTTCGGCTCCCTCAAACACACCTTTCAGCGGCCTCACATACGAGGATCAGAACGCCACAATCGGAATGTCCTTTAACAAGACCATCCCTATCGTCATGCTGGCGGATTCTCCGACGAACGCCCTCAATGTATCCGCACTCAAGCAGAACAAGTACGTCATCATCTACGAGAACAACAACAAGGGAGCGAATGGCGAGCAGGCATTCGCCGTCATAGGCTGGGAGCAGGGCGCCGTCGGGCAGAACGCAACCCTTGACAAGTACAGTGACGACACGCAGGGAGGCTGGACTGTCGACATGATCGAAGAAGGCGCCAAAACCCCGCAAATATTCTTCTTCTCGACGGACTACGAGACTACGAAGGCGGCACTTGATTCGCTTTTGTCGCCCGCCTCGTGATGAATCCCGAAGTATGGTACAGGGAGAGGTTAAACGCCTCTCTCACCGCTTCGGATAAGCGGACGATAGAATCCCATTACGAGATGGTAACCGGGAAATCGTTCGCTGGCAGTTTTTCCCAAAACTGCCCGAACAAGTACAAAGACGCGATAACGCACATTTTAATCAAGATGAAACAGGACAACACGGATAATGGCGGATATGTCCTCAAACAAGGAGCATTTCGCTACAAAGGTAAGGTCATAACCAATGCGAACATGACTGCAGAAGCGGCAGAATGGTGGATACATCAGAACCTGGACAACAGAGACCAATTTGCGAGTTTGGGCAAGGATTACGACAGCTATGCCACCACATCGGTAATGATTCCCGCCAAAGAATAATGACGCCAAACACCTGTAACGTGGAGAATGTTACACACATAAATTACCATAGTGATTTCAGGCTTATTATCCGCTTCAACTCGGATAAACTGCCCGATTATCCGTGGCGTATTACATTCAGCACCCCGTCGACACATACAGTCGACAAATACGTAGCGTCATTCGATGGAGAAAATTACATCAATTGCAAGCCCGTCGACACGCTCCCGGGTGCGGCAATAGTGTTTTTCGATCATCACAGGCTCGGGTGCGGAACATTGGGCTACATTCTCGACATGGATATTCCCGATGACGAATTTCCTGACGGGAAAATGGATATTGAAATCCCGGGTGTCGAGACTATAGAATTATGGCCGGGGAAAAGCGATGAAACGGAACTCCCCGCAGAAATTATTGTGGCACTGTTGCAGATGCTCAAAGGGTTTTCCCCCTCTATCGAAGTCGAGGAGGATAGTGAGGACAGTTATATTCTCCGGATAACAAACGAAACCGGGTCATATCTCACCCCGAACCTGCGGGCTTCGCTGAATTTGGCGCAAAGTACTGGCGACAGCCAGTATATTGCCATGTCGCAGGATGCTACAACAAAAGCCCTTGCCGCAAAGGTCGACAAGGAAGAAGGGAAAGGGCTTTCGACGAACGACTACACCGACCAGGAGAAGGAGAAGCTGGCCGGGCTCTCCAACTACGACGACACGGAGATAAGGAAGGAGTTGTCCGACAAGGCATCCAAGAAGGAGCTGACGGAGGCTGCAGCGGGCACGCTGGCTGAGGCAAAGTCGTACACGGACACCAAGGCGGCGGAGCTATGGAATAATGTCGGCGATACGTTTGACGCTATGTCCGAGGAGCTCAATAGCAACATATCCGGCGGGGATGCGCAGACACTGACCGAAGCCAAAAACTATACAGACAAGGCGATCTCAGAAATTCCCACCCCGGACGTCAGCGGCCAGATCGAGCGGCACAACACCTCCCCCACGGCGCATCCCGACATCCGGGAACTGCTCAACACCTGCGTAGGAATGCCGGAGTTCAACGACAAAACCTACGAGCTGACCTTCACGACAAAGGGCGGTGCCAAGTTCATCATCGACCTGCCTATCGAGATGATGGGGCTGCATTACAACGAGGATACCCAATCTATCGAGTTCGTAAATGCCGACGGCTCCATATCCTCCATCCCGGTTTCTGACTTCGTGAAAGTATATGTCGGCTCTATCGGTTCCGAGATACAGGTTACGGTCGAAGGCTCCGAAATCCGCGCCTCCCTGCTCAACAACACCGTATCCTGGGACAAGTTGACACTTGCATTGCAGGAGATGATTCAGGGCAAGGCCGACCGCACGGAGCTTCCCACGAAACTGTCCGAACTGGAAAATGATTCCGGATATGTGACTTCGGAAGAATTGAATACTGAATTAGGCTACAAAGACCACGTAGCCTACATCCTCAAGGACTTTACGAAGAGCTATTATAACAATACGGGCTCGGACATCACGGATCGGAGCATGGTCGTTACGCCTACGCAGTCAGGCGTGACGTCGAACTTCTCCCTGACCAGCCGCATCCCGGTCGCAGCTTCGGACTTTATTTTCGTGCGCATGAAGCTGCGCGTGGACAAAGAGTGCTCTTTGCGGATCATTACCTATTCGGACAATCTCGACCAGCGGGGCCGCTGGTTCGTCCTCAAGGCAGACCGCACCTACGAAATCTACTACCGCGGCAAGGCGGCGTCGGTAGCGGGAGGGCTGAATGTGGGCACCAGCATATCCGCAGCCACCAATATCGGCCAGAAGGTCACCATCGAGGATTTGATCGTCACGCTCAATAACTATGACGCATGGTGCGATGCCGAGAGCCGGGCCACGCTGAAAAACTTCGACACGGACTCCTTCACCGTGGACGAGGGCGGGACGGGGCATTTCTTCTCGGTCGCGCAGGCGTGCGACTTCGCAAGGGACGCCTTCGATGTCGTGAACAACGCGGTTACGGTGTTTATCCGCAACGGCCTTTACGATCACGAGGCCCCGAAGAATGTGGCGATGGGTTACCCGTATGCGATCATCAACAAGGGGGCGAACCGCATATCGCTTATCGGCGAGAGCCGCGACGGCGTCATCGTCTCGTATGAGAACAACTCCGTGAACCGCGCCAAGATCATCGAGGCGGGCGGCGAATGCACCATCGCCAACATGACCGTCAACTGCCTGAACGACGAGAGTTATACGGACGCCAGCGCCGGCGGTCACCAAGCCTGCTACTGCATACATATCGATTCGGTCTTTGCCGCATCTGAGCGATATTTCACGACGGTACGGAACTGCAAACTCTTCAGTACGTGCCATTCACCCGTCGGCGCGGGCCTTGCCGACAACCAGACCATTCGGTTAGACGGCTGCGAGTGCGTCAGCGACACGCACGTAGGCACTTCGACGGGCGCGGCCACCATCCACGCAAGCACCGATGCTGCGGCGAAAAATATGGCCGTCGAGATCATCGGCTGCCGCCTGCTGTCGCTCGACGGAACCAAATCGCTCTACATGCCCGACGTGGAGGGCGGCGCTCCCTTCACACAGGTCGACGTCACGCTGCTGGGCAACACCTACTACACGACGGGGCCGGAGATCACCGATGCCGACTTCTTGTCCAGGCACAAGCTCACGCCGTGGTCGGATGCTTCGTTCAGCGAAATTTCGGTTATCGCGCACTCGGACTGCACGCTCGAAGCGCGCGTGACGCACCTCGAAGGGCTACTCGTGGGAGTGCTCTCGGGCAAAGTGCTGATCCCGGAATTGCAGGTGAAGAAGCTGGGCGTCTGGGGCGACAACAACCTGGTCGTCACGGGCGAGGGCGCGCCGGCGAAAGCCCCCGACCGCGCAGGGCAGTTCTATGTCGATACGAAGAACAACGCGGTCTACCACTCCGTGGGTAACGGCGCGGTGTCGGACTGGAAGAACGCTTAAACTACATACAACATGTCACAAGTCAACAAATACGCCAACAAGGCGGGTTACACGGCCGACAAGAATCGCAAGGACACACAGTCGGCGGTATCCTACATCGAGGACGACGGGGCGCTCATCTACGACGGCGTGAACGTCGTAGTGGACAAGCCGGCCGCCGGGGTTGGTGACCTTGCGGTCTTCGACAAGACCACGGGAACTATCCGCTTCGTCAAGGGTGCGACGCTTGTTGCAGAGCAGCTGCCGCCGCAGCTTGTCCCGGTGGCCGTGGTCTATGCCCGGCAGGGCGAGCGGGTGCTGATCGTATCGCTCGAAAATGCAACGGTCGGCAGCCAGCGATGGGCATACTCTTATGAGGTTGCATTGTCGGGTTTCGATCTCGCTGCGGGCGGCACAATCGTGTTGAAGCTCGGTTCCGCCCCTGCCGCCGCAGAGGTGTCGATAGCGTATACCGCAGGCGCAACGCTCGCGGATGTTGCATCGGCTATCAACGCGAAACTCAAAGGTGGGACACCCAATTACTCCTCGACGGATTATGGCGGATGGGCGGCGACTGCGGCGGACAATTTCGTCGTGATGGGTTCGAACACGTATAACGCCTCCCGTGCGGCGATTGCCGTTGTTGGCGGTTGTCAGATCGCAAGGACACCGGAAGACATTAACTACCAAACAACGTTGACGGGGGTGTTGATCGAGGGGTCAACCGAATATGTCCGCCGCAACAACGGCGTTAATTCGTCGTTTGCGGGCTGTAATCCCGAAAAATTCCTGCAATACTATTCGGCCAAGGGAACCGATACCACAGGAATCAAACCCGGAAGTAGCACCATAATTCGGGAAAGCGCTTTTACGGAAGAGGCCAACCCGGAACTGGTCGCCGCCTATCCAACCTACCGGGATTATCTGTTCGGAGAACATTTGCTGCAATATCCCGCAGCCTACGGCGCGCTGCTTCGTGATGGCAAGGCCAACACGCACCTGATCGGCGGTCTGCGGTTCGTCGACATCCACGGCGAAAGCGTTCCCCGTTATCCGGCCGCTGCGGCCGCTCTCGACTACGGCGTCACGGTCGAGGGCGCAACTACCGGACTGGAAGCGGGCGCATGGTGGCTGCCGTCCGTCGATGAAGTCTACCTGCTCATGCACGACCGCGTGCTAACGTCCGCCGACCGGGAAAGCGACCCTGTAAACCGCACGCTGTCGCGCCTCGGTAAGACGACCTGCTACGGATCGGGTTATTATCCGTGGACATCGTGCGAGTACGGTTCCAACAGCGCGTTCGTCTGCGACGGCTACACGGGCAGCGTGAACGGCAACAGCAAGTGTAACGCGAGCGTCGTGCGTACGGTCAGTGCTTTATAACCACCTGAACCATGGAAACACAACAGCAAATCAACATCCTCGAATCGCGGCAGCTCGAATTACGGGCAGTCATGGCCAAGTCCGACGACAGGGCGGCCAAATGCAGTAAGTCCGGCCTTGACTTCCGGGCTACCTATCCCCTGGATTATGAGGAGTACGAAGCGGCCAACGCGGAGTACAACGCGAATGAAAAGACCCTTGCGGAGCTGAGGGCCCGACGTGCCGAAGAGCTGGCCGCCGAAGAAACGGTTATGAACTTTCAAAATATTGAGCAATGAAGATGTATATGACCAACAAGCCCAACGGCGAGCCGTTCTATCCCGTAACCGTAGCCGAAGCCGTGCTTGTTTCCGAAGGAGAAACTTTAGCCGCGGTGCTGCAACGGCTCGAACAGAGGATCGCAGAATTGGAGAAGTCGGAAGCGGCGCCCCAGGCGCAGACAAACGTGTTGCCCGAACAATAGAATACACCCTATGGAAGCATTGTGGAGATTTATAGAAAGGCTCTGCGAAAAAGTATGGCAGGTGTTGATCGGTGCCCTGGTGTACATGTTCAACGCCATAGCCCCGATACACGACATACTGACGGCCTGCATGATTATATTCGCCGCAAACTTTTTCACGGGCCTGTTCGCCGGCGTGCTCGTACAGCACGAAGGATTCATATTCCGCAAGGCTTTCAAGTGCATATCCGAGGCTGCGGTAATATCGGGACTGATGGCTATGATACTGCTCGTCGGGGACAACATCGACAACCACGACGGGGCGATGTCGGCGATCTCGCTCGCAGTATATGCCCTGATATATTTCTACGGGGTCAACATCCTCAAGAACCTGAACCGCATATTCCCGAAGAACCGATACATCGACTTCCTGTACTATGTGCTCTCGTTCGAGATGATTAAGAAGATTCCCTATTTGGAAAACTACAAACAAAAACAAAAGGACAAATGAAAAAGAAATGGATCGTATGGAGCATCGTTGCGGCCGTGGCCGTAGTGCTCGGAATCGTATTCCCGCGTTACATCCTCGTGGGGGTTGTTTGTGCTATGGCCGGATGGGTCGGGCATATCCTGTACACTAAACACATCGCGCAATGACACGAGGGCTCAGAAACAACAACCCGCTCAACATCGAGAAGACACGGGGCGGCAATCCCTGGCAGGGCGAGGTCGTACCGTCGAAAGACAAGCGTTTCGCGCAATTTACGACGGTGGCATACGGCTATCGGGCTGCCTTCAAGCTGTTGAACAACTACCAGCGTAACTACGGGCTGGACACGATCCGCAAGATGATCGGCCGCTGGGCCCCGTCGGAGGAGAACCACACGGACGCCTATGTCCGCACCGTGGCGGAAAGATCGGGGGTGCCCGCCGACAGTCGGATCACCACGACCAACCGCGACGTGATGGTTCCCATCGTAGCTGCGATGTCGTTCGTAGAGAACGGCGTCGAGGCCAAGATGCTCGACGTACAGGCCGGGTGGGATTTGTTCGTAAAGGCATGAAACGCTTGATCCTCTACCTGCTCGCCGCCCTTGCGGCCGGGGCGCTGCTCTTCGGCTGGGGATACCGCCGGGGCGCCGCGTCGGTGGTTGTCGAAGAAACGACGCGTATCGACACGGTGTTCTACCCGAGACCGGAACCGCTGCCCGGCACGTACCGCTTCGCCGACATCTCGGTGCCGGTGCTGCTCTTCGCGCCGCCCGACACGGTAACGGAGACCGTCGTTGTGAAAGTCGGGGCAGACAGCGTGCAGATGAAGGTGGCAATGGAAACACGCCCCTACTCGGACAGCACCTACCGGGCACAGGTCAGCGGGCCCCGGATCGGCAACCTGCGGCCGACGCTCGACTGGATAGAAACATACAACTGCACTACCACCCGACAGCAGGTAGTCACCCGGCGGAGCCGCTTCGCCCTGACTGCCGGGATCGGGGCGGCGTACACGCCGCAAGGGTTCCAGCCTACGGTCGGCGTAGGAGTAGGTGTTATTTTATGGCAATTCTGACAGGTATGAAGATAATTTATAACGACATCATCCCCTTCAAGGGATACAAGGCTATCAATCTGTTCGGGATCGTATTTGCCCGCAAGTCCGCCCGCCCGTTGTCGGATAAAAATAAAAACCACGAAGCGATACACACCGCACAGATGAGAGAACTGTTATATGTGCCCTTCTACATCGTCTACCTATTGGATTGGGTATTTCACGGCTTCAAGTACCGAAGGATAACTTTCGAACAGGAAGCATATGCCCATGAAGATAACCCTGAATACCTTGAAATACGAAAACACTACGCGCAATGGAAGAGATGATTTACATATACTGGGATGACTTCCCATCGGTTGTAACCGAATAACGGGCCTTGGGGTACGGGCATAAAAAAGTCCCCAACGCTTTCCCGCATATACCACTATACGATTGTGCCAACGCACCACATTGAGGACTTATTCCTTGAATCGGTGTGTTGGCTTTTTGTATAGTGGTATAACAAATTTATAATAAAAAATCGGGAAAGCATATGCGTAAATCGGAGCTTTTTGCACAAATACTCGAATGTGTTGCATTTGAAACTGAAATAGCCAAAGAACAAATCCTTTCGAAGGATAAATTTCAAGATGTAGTCGATGCGCGTTACATGCTCGTGCACTTCTGCCATAAAAACGGCATGTACATCACCGACATCGCCCGGATGATGCGCTTCTCCCGCCGGGCCATAGAGAAGATGGTCTCCGGGTTCGATGAACGCAGGCAATACAGCCACCCCATATTCGAAATGCAGTGCGAACTTATTGCGAAAAAGCTGCCTCCCATCTGCGCCCCAATGAATTGATATAACCACCGCCCGCAGCCACTTTTGTATCGTTCGAACAGGTCATTGGCCCACCTATAACGGGCCCAACTTTTAACGGTACAAATTTATGGAATCTCAGAAAATCTATTTGGCGGGTAACGGTGGTACGGATACTTCCGCGCTGCTCGCTTCCGCCCTGCAAAATCGCGGGCTCGATCCCGCAAGCGTAATGGCCATGATGGGTAATCGGAATGGTGGGTTCGGCGGCGACGGCGATCTATTCGGCATACTGCTCCTCTTTATCCTCATGGGAGCTTTCAACGGCAACGGATGGGGCGGCGGCTTTGGAGGCGGCAACAACGGAGGCCTCCCGCTCAACATGTTAGCAAACGATTCATCCCGTGAGCTTATCATGTCCGCAATTCAACGCAACGGCCTGGATGTATCGCAATTGGCATCAACGCTCAACTGCTCAATAGGCCAGGTAACGGCGGGTATCAATGCCCTGGCGACCCAGATAAGCACACTGGCAGGACAGCAGGGGATGAGCGCCCAGCAGATCATCAACGCTATTCAGGCTGGCAATATGAGCATCACCAACCAATTGTGCAACTGCTGCTGCGAAATCAACGGCAACATTACACGGATGGGATACGAAAACCAGCTCTCGATCTGCAACCAGACGAATTCGTTGACAACGACGATGAACCAGAACGCACTTTCATTGCGAGACGGTGCAACCGCGAACACCAACGCGATCCTCGGGAAACTCGATGCCATGCAGACGCAGGCATTATACGACAAGATCGACGCCCTGCGTGAGGCGAAGAGCGCGCTGCAGTCCCAACTCTCCAACGAGCATCAAACCGCAGCTATCCAGGCGTTCCAGGCTCAGAGCATCGCACCGGTTAACGCAGCACTCGGCGATTTGAGCACTCGGCTTGCGGCTATCGAATGTCGTCAACCGCCTACGTTCCCGATGCCTTACGTCCCGGCGGCAGGCAGTTATGTACCCGTCAATTACGGCGTTAACGTGAATCCGTTCGCAGCAAGTGCCGCGTGCGCATGCTAATAGGAAAGGAGGACGATATGTTTGGAAATCCTTTTATGCCCTATTGGTGGATGCCGCCAATTCCGATTGTTCCGCAACAGGCTCTCCGCCGCATTGACATAGGAGGCATATACGAGCTCAATGTTACGGACGCTACGCTGTCTACCGCTGCTACCCCCACGCTTGACTTAGGACTCAGCCAGTGCCAATACAACGCACTCCCATGCGAAAGCGTAGTCCTGCTCAAGGTTTATACCAATTTGCCCGAAGGTAGCGATGCGGCGCCGGTCAACGTGAATTCCGGAGGCGGAGTACGCAGCACCAGCGGAACGAATGCAATTCAGAAGGCGGCATTAGTCGATTCGCAGGGTGCACAGGTAACAGGTGCCGACCTGACGGCAAGTACGGAAAGACTGGCGTATATCAACAAGCGAACCGGGGTTTTCCGACTGCTTGAATATACGGCACAGACGACAGCCGCAGCGACGGCAGACAATGCGACATCGGCCGCAAAGAGTAAATAACAATAAAAAGCTAAGAAGATGTTCAAAGACTTAAAAAATGGCTTCCAGGTATCCATACTTGATAAAAGCCAAAAAACACCTACCTATAAAGTAGGAAGTGTAATAAGTGTGTCTGCACCTCGCGTAGATACGCGACAGGTGTCTCCGGGACAACTCCCGAATCCGGCAATGTTCGCTGAACGGGTAATTGATTTGACCGTTGAATGCGACGGACAAACAAATACATTTGTCGTCCCGGAGAATGCCAATGTCGCATCTATGGCGACATTGACGCTCGCATGCAGTCAAGACCCAATACTTAACGAAGTGCGGGCAATGCACAAAACGAGCTCTGACATCATCGCAAGTGTAGACCGGCACAAGGAAGTCGTAACTAAGTGCGAGAGCATCATCAAGGAGTTGAACCCGGCGTTTGCGGAATCCAAAGCCCAGAATGAACGAATCGACAAAATCGAGGAGGCTATTTCCGGGGTGGCGGATTCCGTGCGCCAGATTCAACAACTCCTTCAAGCAACAACAAACAAGAAAAAAGAATAAAATTATGGGTTGGAACGAAATGGAAAGAGGTCGCCGCTTCATGGAAGACGACTTCGAACAAGATGAAGTAGAACGGGCCTATCGCAAAGGATGCGAGAGGGGATACCAGAAAGCCATGGAAGAGATGGGCGAGGAAATGGGAGGCTATGGCGAACGCGGAGGATATTCCGGAGGCAGCTATGGCGGTGGCTATGGTGAACGATACGGCGGAGACGGCGGATACGGAGAGCGCCGTGGCGTAAGGGGTACAGGCCCCTATTCGCGGTCTCGCAGGCGGTAAACCGGAGGGAGGGGGCCGCAGTGCCCTCTCCTATTTTTAAATCGAAAAATATGGACAGGTTAGATACACATGAAAACTTCCCGGCAGGGTTCCGGGAATATCTCGAAAATTACGGTTGGCACTTTTCAAAGAAGATGTGCGAATTCGCCGTTTCCCGCATGAAGGACAGGAATGGCAAGAAGATCGAGCCCTATTCTAAGGATAAGGTGGATGCGCTGCTCAAACAGTACGGCATCGAACTCAAAAAGGACAAGGGCTATGACTGCGTGTACGTCTGCAACATGGCATTGGCGGACTATTTCGGGTCGTCGATACCCAATCCACAATACCTGGCGATGTTCATACGTGACTATATCAATGACGAGGACGGCTACGACGGCTTGCCATTTACACGTTACTATGCCGATACCATCGGCTCGGGAACACCCATCCTGTGGGAAGAGATGATGTAGCCATGGAAGAATACCCCCAGATCAGCGAATTCACAAACGACAACGACGAAATCGATGAAAAATATCGCAACGCTCGTCCGTAACCTGCCTGCCGACAAGTACCAGGAACTGGCCGGGGCGGTGAACGACGTATTCGAGAACAAGCGCTTCAACCGGGCACAACGCAGAAGGCTGGCGCGAAACTGGCGCAAGTACGGAAAAAGGGAGGAAAAATGAAGATTCGGGACTTGAGTATTCACAAGTATGGTTGGACGTTGCGCATATATTATGCCGTGACGTGCTACTATACGGGCGAAACACTCAAGTCCCTTACCGATATCGGATGCCCCGATACGGTTCTTCATCGCGTACAGGGGAATATGGTGAAGTGTGAAATGGATACGGGATTCACCTACTCCAACAAGGAGCATCGGCAAAGTGTCATCGTAATAGGGATGCACTCCTCGCCGTGGGAATTTCTCAACAGCTTTGAGCACGAACTGCGGCACCTCGTGGACGATATAGCCCTTACTCTCGGCCTGCCGATGGCCGGGGAAGAGGTAGCATACCTTACCGGCGAAATAAACCAGGCGCTATGGGAAGATGTGCACCAATTCACCTGTTGTAAATGTAATGGACATGGAAAAAGATGACACCCAATACTGGATGGCGATGCTCGAAGTGAGCGAATGCTGCGCACCCATATTCGCTGCCGTCGTATGCGAATTGATGAATACGATGTAG